CCAAACAACCTATCTTGCATTGGTTTCAGCCCTTAATACGGCAATGGGGGCAATGAGTCAAGGAGTCTCAAACATTGACCCAACACAATATAAAAAGACCGCTACCGAGATTAGGACTTCTGTGAGGCAACAGACTGCAGTTGACCAGAAGAACCTTACCGACTTAGGAGAGTTTTTAAGAGATGTTATTTCAATGTGGATTGCCAATAACCAGCAATTCCTCTTTTCCGATGAAAGCAAACACTACTTAATTGTCAAAGTCATAGGCAAGGATAATTGGGAATTCTTCAAGAAGGCGGGGTTTGCAGATACCGATGTTCCCGTTGAGGCACAGCAAACCATTGCCGACATTCTTATGCAAAACCCCGACACATCAGAAGCTCAATTACAAGAAATGCTGGAAGCCGCCAAATTGCCAAAGAATGCCGTTGTTCTCAATCCCCGTGAGAAAAACCCGCTTAAATATGAGTTTGCTCCCAAGCTTTCCTTAAAAGAAATAGGAGACGAAGGAGACCTTTATATAACTAAAGAAGATATACAAGGGCAATATGACTTTATCCCTGATATTAGGCTTATGACTATTTCCGAAGGCGAAGAAAGACAAGCAGGAAGGCAAGCCGCTCTTCAGACTTTGACAACTAATCAATTAGTGCTACAATTATTGCAAGATGAGGGTTATAAACCAAAGGTTAAAGAACTTCTGGAGGCAACTCTTGAGGATACGGGGCTTAAAGACCCTGAAAGGTTTTTTGAAAAAATAGATGAAAATATCCAAACGCAAGGAAATGCTGCAGGAACGCCTGAAGTTTTGGGAGGCACTATCCCGAATATCCAAAATGGAGGAGTGGCAACTCCACTTGAAGCCATACCTCCTAACCAAAACCAACAACCAATGGCTTCAGCCGGACAAATTCAACAACCTCAAGGAGTTCCACAAGGCATACGTTGAGGAATACGCTAAAGCTCTTGCTTCAAAGACTCTCGTAGATGAAATAGACAACGCCGACGAGATGATTATTGAGATTAAAAAGCAGTTAGAATTACCTGATAAATCCTATGGTATCTGATGAACCAATTAAAGGCGAAGATAAATTTATCTTTCACCACCACAAAGACAAATTAGAAGAAGATGTTGAAAAATTTGAGGCAAAATCCTTTAAGACTAATGTTAATTTCAAAAAGTGTGACCATTCCCAAGCCAAGTTTATAAATGGCGAGATAAGATGTGTCTGTGGTGCGGCGTGGAGAGGATCAAATTTGGCTGTCTTATTTGACAATTTGACAAAGAAAAAATGAAGTGTTATATTTTTAACTAGCTATGCCCAATTTGAAGGATAGAATTAAACAAGTTCCTCCATTTGACCCCCAAGAGGAAACACCCGAAGTTCCCGAAGAAAAACAAGTTGAAGAACCAGTAGAACAACCCCAGCCAATTATAGAGCCGCAGGAGGATGTCGAACAATCTAATGAAACAAAAGAACCAGAAGAAGCAAAAGAACCAGAAGAATTGGAAAAATTAGAAGAGCCTAAATTACCTGATGATGTTAAAGAGAGAACCAAACAAGAATTTGAAAAGTTAAAGCAAAGCAATCAACAGTTGAAAGAAACAGTAAAGAAATATACTGATGTTTTATCCTCTCTTCAACCGCAAGAGGTGGCACCGCCCAACCAATTTACTCCCGCTTTTGAGCCGATTTTGACTAATCAACCACCCGCTACTTATCCGGGACTTACTCACCAGCAAATCAAAGATACTTTTGAGAACTTGGTTGACTCCGAAGGTTATGTAGATGTTAGTCTCTTAAAAGAAGAGCTTGAAAAGCAAAGGCGAAGGGCTGAAATTGCAGAACAAAAAGCCAGAGAAGCCGAAGAAGCCGCTAAAAAAGCTGTCAAAACTGTAGATGACTTTCAAAGAACGCAGAAGATGAGAGAAATTCACGCTAAATATCCGCAACTTGACCCAGAGTCTCCTCAATTTGATGAAAGAATGTGGGAAGCAGTTAGGAATGAAATTGTGGGACAATGGGTTACAACAGGAACTGAAGATGTAGATGCAGCAGCCAAGAAATGGTATGATATACTCTATCCAATGGCAAAAGACAAAGAAGCTAATAAAAAAGCTCAAATCAACGCAATTCCTACTCAACCAGTGTCAACCTCTTCTACTTTTGAAGATCAACAAGCCCTTGTAGAGGCTACCAGAAAAGGCAAGAAAGGTGCCTTAGCTGAAAGACTTAAAAGAGCTGGATACTGACCCCTTGAAAACCTCTTATAACTTCTAGATAAAATCAAGCCAAAGGTAGTCTGATGCTCCGACTATAAACCGAGCACGCTTTCTAAATCCTTGATTGGGTTTAGAAAGGAGGTGATTAAGATGGCTTGGGGAAAAACAACTTATCAGGCAACAAACGAGATAAGAGAGTCCCTTTTAGATATTATCAGGGACATATCTCCTAATGAGGACAATTATTTTGTCTCAAACCTTGATAAGGGAGCTCCTGCTCTTCAAACCTATCACGAATGGAATATCTTCCACGAGGATAGGGTGACTTCTGTTACAGCAAATACTGAAGGTGCGGATACATCATATCCAGACCTTCAGGCTGAAAGCCGAGCTGGCAACTACACAGTTATTGTGGATGCTCCAGTCAGACTTTCGAGAACTAAAGCATCTATTGCGATGGTCACAAAGCAAGATGCTTTGGCTGTAGAGAAGGAAAGAGCCTTGAGGAGACTCAAGAACAAAATGGAGTTTCTCCTTATCAATGGCTCATTAGCAGCTGGTGCAACAGACACCGCTCGTGGTATGGCGGGAATAGATAAGTTCATCACTTCAAACGTAACCGCCTATGCCTCTGGTCAATCATTCACAGAAGCAATCTTGAATGATATGGCTAAGACAAGCTGGGATGCAGTTGGTTCAAGCTATGTGGCTTCCACATTGGTTGCTCCTGCTGTTATCAAGCAAAGAGTGGCAACCTTTGGAACTAACCTTACCCGCAATGTTAGAGCCGAAGACAAGAGGCTCGTCAACGAGGTCAGGGTGTTTGACACCGACTTGGGTGTAACGGTTAAAATCCTCGCCCATAAAGACGTCAGAAAAGCTGCAGGAACAGTTACAGCATTGCTTGTTAACGAAGACCTGCACGAAATGTCTTTCTTGGTCAATACTGGTGAACCTCACTGGGAAGACCGAGCAAAGGCTGGCGACTATGTGGCGGGTGTGTATATTACCGAGTTCACTCATGTTGCGTATAACGAAAAGGCTGATGTTAAGAGAACGGGCTTTAGTGCTTCGCTCTGAGGTTAGCCTAAGTAGTTAGAAGAAGGCTGGCGAAAGGTTTATCCGAGTAGCCAGTTTTCTTTTTGGTCTAATAAAAAGATAGGTAAAAACATAGGTTACCTATCTATCCCCTATGTTTTTCTCGGAAATACACCAATTGCTTTTTTAGAATAAAATTGAGGCTAAAACAGAAACAAATTATCTACACGGAGTGTAGAAATGGTATAGATGTGTTATAATACCCTTGATGGGAAAAATAAATCTTCAAGATTATGAAGTAATACCTCCGCATCTATCTACTCTTACCTCCTACATTACTAATCTTTGGGAAGGGCTTGGTAAGCCAACAGACCCCTTGTCTCCTCAAGGACAAAAACTAGTCAATTTTATTTTTGACGCTTACGAAGAGCTTTACCCCGAAGAATACAAGGCTTGGCGGGAAGTCATTAAAGAATACCAATCAGCCGAGATGAGTATCCACGAACAAATTAAGTACCATACAGGCAGAAGTCTTATCTCATATCCCACTTGGGTTTATCATATCCTGCGAAAAGTCTTTCCGACCTTTAACTTTCACAAAAGAGAAAATGCGATGAAAATGGCAAAAACCTTTAGACAGTTTCAGGTAGCAAATAAAGTATAGGGGGTGTTTAATATGTCCAAAATTTTAATTGTTTTAAATATCACACTTTTAATAATCGCATCTTTATTGTTTGTTGAGGCTGAATGTCTAGAGAAAGAAGTAAAATCGGCCCAATGTATTCCCTGTCATATATGGTCAAGATAGCCCTGTCTATCATCACTAAAGGCGATGAGGAGTTAGACAATCTCAAAAAGTGTGTTGCCTCATTTCTACCTGCGGTAGATGGGGTATTTATCACCGCCAACGGCAAGAAGATAAAAGAAACCGAGAAGTGGTGTAAAGAAAATGGTTTTAATTACTCTTATCTTGCTTGGTGTGATGATTTTTCAGCCCAAAGAAATTTTAATTTCTCGCAGATAAAGGGATATTCATATATTCTCTGGTGCGATGGAGACGATATTCTAGTTGGTGCAGACAAATTAAGAGATGTTGCCGAAATCTCTTACAAGAACGGCTTTGATTGTGTCTTCTTTACTTATTACTACGGTTGTCTTTTTGACGGCGAACCCACTTTTGAGAATATAAAACAAATTGATTTAATTCAAAAGCGGGAAAGACTTTTGAAGCCAGGTGTTTTTGTTTGGAAAGGAAGACTACACGAGACGCCGGTTCCCGTTGATAATTATCAGCCAAAATACACTTATGTCCCTTATTCTGAAGAATTCCCCATTGTTTGGGTTCATACCGAAGCTGACAGAAATCCCAATGCACCAAAAAATATTGAACGAATGGAGAGAAACAAAAGGATTTTGGAATTACAGTTAAAAGAGGAGCGGGAAAAAGGAACAGCAGACCCGCGAACCTTACTTTATCTGATGAAAATCTATGTAGAGCTTCCCGAACAGGAATTGTGGCAAAAATGCATTGAGATGGGTTATGAGTATTTATCCAAATCGGGTTGGGACGAAGAGCGAGCCGTTGCTTATCAGTTAATAAGCAAGTGTTATAGCCAGTTGGGAGACAATAGAAAAGCCGAAGAGGCAATCAGAAACGCTATTAAAGAATATCCCTACGAACCCCTACTTTATCTTTACCTAGCAAAATATCTTTTCAATCAAGAAAAATACAACGAGATGGAACACTGGCTCAAACTGGCGGTTTCAATGGAAGAGAAAGATACAACCCAAATGAATAATGAGATGGAGAAAAAAATCCTAGCAGCAGAACTCACTTTTAAGTTAGAATTTTATGTTAAGCGAGACGTTCGGAAAGCCTATCGGGCAATAAAATACCTTTACGATATAGCCCAAACCGAAGAAGCATTAGGACTCTTAAAAGAGGTTGAAAGACTAAAGGAATTAGACGAAGCTTGTGAAGACGCACATAAGTTAATCAAATACTTTGAAAAAAAGGATAAAGAAGAAAGGATTATCCCCCTAATTCAATCTCTGCCTCTTGAAATCTCAAACCTTGAGTTTGCTTATCATTACTTTAACAAATATAAAAAACCGCGAGTTTGGAAGGAAAACGAGATTTGTTACTACGCTTATCTTGGTCCGCACTTCGAGAAGTGGTCTCCTCTGTCGCTTAAAACTGGTATCGGTGGCTCTGAAACTGCAGTTATCAGACTTTCTCAAGAATGGGCAAAGAAAGGTTATATAGTAGTCGTCTATGCTGATGTTCTAAAAGAGGGCATTTATGACAATGTTATCTGGCTTCCTGCTTACAAGTTTAACCCCCGTGATAGATTTAATGTCTTTATACAATGGCGTTCATCCTCTTTAGCGGGAAAAATCAAAGCCAAGAAGTTTCTGGTTGACTTGCACGACTTATATTCACCACAGGCTATTGACTGGAATAAAATAGACCTTGCTATGGTTAAAAGTAAGTATCAAAGAAGTTTGGCAAAAGATGTCCCCGATAGTAAATTCAAGATTATAAGTAATGGTATATGAAAAAGATAAAATATCGCAAATGTAAAATTTGCAGGAAGAAAGTGAATAAAGATGAAAATTTGCATATGGTGTTGAGGTTCGATGGGAAAAAAGAAAAGGTAGAATTTTATCATTATTCCTGTTGGATAAAGATGAAGTATGAGAAGGCATAAACTATTTTGGGGTTCAAGTTATGATAGAGGTTTGCAATACCTCCTCTATATGTGGCCTGATATTAGAAAGACATATCCCGATGCAGAGCTTCATATCTGCTATGGTTGGCAGACTTTTGACAAGGTTGCGGCAGGTAATCCAGAGCGTCAGGAGTGGAAACGAGGAATAGAACTTTTAATACAACAAGATGGCATTTATCATCACGGAAGGGTGGGTAAGGAAGAATTAAAAAAAATTAGACAATCTTGTGGAATATGGGCTTATACTAGTGACTTTCTTGAAATAAACTGCATTACTGCCCTTGATTGCCAGAGAGATGGTTGTGTCCCCGTTACAATGTCTCTTGCCGCCTTAAAAGAAACTGTTGGGGCGGGAATTCTGGTTGAGGGAGATATTAGAGACAAAAAGGTCCAGGAAAAATACCTCAAAGAGCTTCTCTCCTTAATGGGGGACGAGAAAAGATGGAAGGAATTATCCGAGAAAGGCAAGAAGTTTGCAAACAAGTTTTATTGGAACAAAATTGCCGATAAATGGATAGATGTCTTCAATGAGCCGATAGAAGACATAAAAGTTTCAATAATTACCCCGACAATAAGAGAAGGTTTTTGGGATAATATGGCTAAAAACATTGCTTCGCAGACTTATAAAAACCTTGAGTGGATAATCGTTGACGACTATAAGGAGAACCGAGAAAAAATAGCCGAGAAATATGCCAAAAGGTATGGCCTTGATATTAAATATATCTGGGGAGACAAAGCCAAAGGGATTTACAAGAGAAGATTGGGGCTTGTGAGGGCTAACAACCTTGCTTGGAAAGCCGCAACTGGTGAACTTTTAGTTTGGCTTCAGGACTTTGTTTATATGGACGAAGACGCCATTGAAGCGTTAGTTGATTTATATCGCCACAATAAAGATGCTTTAATTGCTCCTGTTGATATTTACTACGAAGCCATAAATGTTGATAAAAAAAATAAGGAAGACTGGTTTAATGAACAAGAATTTATTGGCAAAAAGGTTTGGAAGAATGTCAGGGTGCAATATCACGGTATCAGAGAAAGCACAAACCCCTATGATTTTGAGTTAAATTTTGGAGCAATTCCCAAACATATTCTAGATAAACTCAACGGATTTTGGGAGTTTTTTGATGATGGGCTGGGTTGGGATAACACCGAAATTTGTCTAAGAGCAATGAAACTTGGTTATAGGCTTTTAATAGATGATAGTATCATTGCCAGATGTCTCAATCTTTGGCCGATAATAGGCGGTGAGGCTCAAAATGTCAGTGGCAGAGAAAGGATATTAAATACCCCTCGTTGGCAGTGGTTTATCAAACATATTCAAAATCCTATTAGAGATGAGAAGTTGGACGAAAGCATAAATCTTTACTTTGAAGTGCCAAAGGAAATAAAAAATGAAGACTGTGCTAAATGGATTGATAACCACTCACAAGAGATAGTAAAATCTTGGGAGGAGGTGAGAGAATATGGCAAAAATGAAACCAAAAGGCAAAAGAGGCAGAGCAATGGTTAGGAAATTGGGCAGAACTTATAAGACAGGCGGTTTTGCCAAAATAGCCAGAAAAGCAGCAAGAAAATATGGTTCTGCTGCCGCTGGTCGTCGTGTAGCTGGAAAAATTTTTTGGAAAATGGCAAAAAAGAGGGGGTGAGACTATGCCGTTTCACAGTGTAAAAAGGCGTAATAAACAAGTTAAGATAAAAAAAGAGGACATTGAAAATAGACAACCTAATGGGCATATTGAAAGGATTGTTCCCGGTATTTCTCCTCAAAATTATGTTGATGAACATATTGAGCGATATAAGTATGCTCAAAAATATGTTTATGGCAAGGTTCTTGACGCCGCTTGCGGAGTGGGATATGGTTCAAAGATTTTAGCGAAAAGCCCATTTGTTAAAAGAGTTTTAGGGGTTGATTATTCTTCTGTGGCGATTAGTTATGCAACAGATAACTACTCTGATGACAAGATTGTTTATAAGGTTATAAATTTAGATAGATGGAAACTTCCCAGTTTTGATTGTGTGGTTTCTTTTGAGACGATAGAACATTTAAGATATCCCAAAAGGTTTATTAATCAGGTTTTTAATAAAGCACAAGTTTTCATTTTTTCAATACCTCTTTTTCACCCCAAAAATGAATTTCATCTTCACGCCTTTAATACTATAGAAGAAGCCAAAAGTCTAATTAACGAAAAATATCGGAATAATTGTGAATTTTGGGTGCAAAATGGTTATTATCTTGTGGGCTTATGGAAAAGATAACCTATTCCATCATTTGCCCGATTTATAATCATAAACAAGAAGGTCTAAAAGTAACAAGTGTGTGTCTAGATAGTGTTGTTAAATATTCGAAAGATTATGAATTAATTGTTGTAGACGATGCTTCGCCCATTCCTGTTGCTGATAGACGGGCTGATGTTTTTATTGGGCATAAAAAAAACAAAGGTCTTTCTCCGAGCTGGAATGACGGAATAAAGATAGCAAGGGGCGATTATCTTGTCTTAGTTAACAGTGATATAGAAGTGTGCGAAAACTGGCTCAAAAAGATGAAGGACGCCTTTACTGACGATGTGGGGGTGGTAGCTCCTGCCGTTGAACATTTACCCAATAATCCACAACAGCCCCCCCATCAATGGTTTCCTGGAAGCTGTTTTATGCTGAAAAGAGAAACAATTGAAAAAGTTGGCTTGTTTGACGAGAGATTTATTCCTTTTTATTTTGAAGATACTGATTTTTGGGTCAGAATTTTGAAAGCTAAATTGAAAATGGTAAGAGTTTTTGATGTGTTTATTAAACATAAGGAATCATTTACTATAAAAGACCTGTCAAGCAACGAACAATACCAGAAGAACTATAGAAAGTTTTTAGAAAAATGGGGATTTGATCCCATTCCAATATTTTGCGGAGGGGCGCCCTATGATAACTTTATATAGGGTTTGTCCATTTGAGTCTCCTAATATACTAGCCAGATTTAGAGGAAGGAAGGAAGAAATGATTGATTTGTGTCTCAATTCTTTCTTGAAAGCGGGGGCGGAGAAAATAATCTTTTTGGTTGATAGTATGTCTCTTGAGAAATTCAAAAAATATGGTGAAGTAATAGATTGCACGGGATTAGGTAATGTCGGAACATTTCATAAACAAATTGAAATAGGGAAAAGGCTAGATAAAGTCTTTTTGTGCGAAGATGATTATTTATGGCGTCCTAATACTTTTCCTCTCCTTAAAAGAGCAGTTGAAGAATTTGATTTTGTTTCACCATATGATCATCCATCTCATTATTTGGAAGATAGATTTGATAAACATTACGAGATGAAGATGATAGATAATATTGTTTATAGAGAAGCTCCATCAAACACCCTAACTTTTGCAACCAAAAAATTGCCAGAGGTGTGGGTAAAAATGGTTTCTTTTGGCATTGCTGACCATCCGATGTTTCAATCTTTGCGAGAGGATGGATATAGAATATGGAATCCTACCTACAGTTTCGCCACCCATTTAGCTGAAGGGCTGCTTGCTCCTAATGTAGAATGGGTCTTTGATTGAAAACCCCTTTAACTTCTAAATTATAATCTTCCTATATGGACACTCTCGAGGAAATACTAAAATCGGCGTCTTCTATTCTTGACTTATCTTATTCGTTGCCAACTGGCGATGAGTTGACGACAAGAATAAACTTTGCCAATCAAGCAATCAAGGACGCCTGTGATTTTGGCAAGCTTCCCGATTTTAAGAAAGAATATGTTATTTATGCAACAGGTGCTACAATCTCGCTCCCTGCCGATTTTAGGGAATTACACGAAAACCCTAGAGTTTGGGACACAGCTTGGATAGAATACCCCGAGATTGAAGCTGAAGAAAAATATGAACAGGACTCGGCAGATAAATACTCTTATGTGCTAGGAAACCCACAAGGCGGCAAATATCTTTATCTTAATAACTTTGGTGGTGGTACTGTTTCAATCATCTATCAGAAATACCCCGACGGTTTTGCTACCCTTACTGATAAATGCGAATTATCCTCTTCTTCTTATGTGGTCCAAAGAATTGTTTATTATGTTCTTTACTCAAGGGGTGATGATAAATTTCCGTTTGCCAAAGCCGAAAGCGAGAAAATTCTTGCCAATATGATGAGCAGAAAAAATCTGACGGCGGGGGGACAGGGAAAAGTGGCGGGTGTTAAGTTTAATAATCCTTTAACCTAAAATGCTATGCCTAGTTTTGACACACGAGTTCCAACTTTCAGAAGAACAGGAGAAGTTTCTGTAGAGTGGAAAACCTTTAGAAAAGGTCTAAATCTTCTTTTGCGTCCAACCGAAATAGGCTTTGATGAGATGGCGGAAAGCGTCAATCTTATTCTTACGGGTTCAGGTGTGCCAACAGGAAGGTGGGGAACGGAGCTTTACTTTGATACTTTAGCTGGCAAAGATGTGGGGGGGCTTGGTAGCTATGTCTCCAAAGACGAAAGCCAAAGAGATTTACTCGCATTAACTTATGATGGCAAAATTGTCAAAAAAAGCGGGCAATCTTATTCCCTAATCACTGGTCAATCTTACCCAACGGGTTCAATAGCCAGATTTGAGCAGTTAGGTGGCAAAACTTATATTGTTAGTGAAGATGTGCCTTTTGTAGAATATGACGGCACTAATTTATCGGTTTATGCGACCATCTCTCCCCCCACAGGACTTTCAGCCACCAATTATTCTGGTGCGACTGGTTCAAACAGAGTTTCCTATAAGGTGGTTTTGGTTTCAGCTAATGGCGGACAAACAACGCCATCAACCAATTATGTTTTAGATAATTTACCCACCGATTTAAGTAAAACCGAAGTGAGGCTTTTCTGGACAGCCCCCTCCTGTGCTACTTATTCGGGTTTTGAGATTTATAGAGGAAAAGAAGGAGACGAAACATTTTTAGCTTCAACCGATGCTGGGGTAACCTATTTTGTAGATACTGGCGCTCCCGCTTCTGAGACAATCCTTCCTCCAGTTACCAACACAACAGGTGGAGTGAAATCAAAAATCATTGCCAAATATAAGGACAGACTTTTAGTTGTTCCCGCCGATAATCCCAATATGCTTATGATTTCCGGTAGATATCCCAATCATTATAAGTTTAGTTGGTATGATGGCGGCGGATATATTTATATTGATCCGGATAGCGGTGATTCAATCATAGGTATAGCCGTTCAACCTATTGCGGATAGAATTGTTGTTTATAAAAATCACTCATCATATCTAGTCAATCTAGATATAATTCAAATAGGGAACTATTATGTCCTTGACCCCCAATACTTGCCGATTTCAACCTCAATCGGGGCTTCCAACCCCGATACGCTGGCTACAGTTGAAAATGATACCTTCTATTTCGGCACAGAAGGTCTTTATGTAACGGGTTACGAGCCAAACTTCTTAAACATCATTAGAACCAACGAAATATCAGCTCGCATTAGGCCTTATCTTGATTTGCTTTCAAAAGAAGACTACCAAACCGCTTGTGCGATGTATGTTAATAAAAAATATCTTCTCTCATTCCCATTAAGGAAAGAAATCGTGGTTTATGATAGAGAGCGCGGTTGTTTTGCCTCAATCTGGAAACTACCTTTTGGAGTAGTTAAGATGACTAAATTTTATGAGGATAACGGAGACGAAAAATGGGTTTTGGGATTAGACGATGGGCGGGTAGTTGTTTTTAACAGATATCTTAATAATGATTTGGGTTCAACGGTTGAAAAGAAATTAAGGACAAACAAGACCGATTTTGGGGACTGGACGACCTTGCAAACTATAGAATACTTTTACTTCCTATTTAGAAACATCATTGGTTCAACCGACGTCACAATTCTGCTTGAGGATAGAAGCGGTGAGACTTCGGGGGTTAAGACATTTACTATTTCAGGTGCCCAAACTGCAGGTTATACGGGGTATGGAACCGATAAATATGGAACTGCTAAATACGGACTTTCTAAGTCGACAACTGTTAATATAACCTCTGATGAAATACCGAGATGGGGGACGCTCTTTAAGGTTGGAAAACTGCTTCAGATGGAGGTTGCCTCAACCGCCGCAAATAGCAACTTTGAACTTTTAAAGATTAAGGTTACAGGTAAAAAGCATCAGAGGGGTAGTTTGAGTAGCGAGAGTAGAGTTTGAAAATACTTGCAAACCTCTGATGGATATTTTTTATAATTCAGTTAACTATGGCACTAATATATGGTTCATCTCTGACAGATCCAAACTATGCCAATTATGGGGGCTCATACTTGGCTCCGATGTCTAGTCAAACTAATCCTTATGCTGCAAATTATCAAGGGAGGATGACTCTTCCATCAGCCCTGCGACCAAATGTTCAGGTAGCCACTGGTTCGGTTTTGGACACCTCAACAAGTAATGGTGGGACGAGCGGTGGTTCGCAACCAGTTCAACAGGAGCAACCACAAGAAGACCCACAGGAAAGAATAAGGCGTGAGGTTGAAGCAATCTATTCTCCTTTAATGAATTATCTTAATCAAGCAGAAAGTGCGGTAACCAGCGAATATCAACGCTATGTTCCCGAACTTGAACAGCAATATGCGACCTCTTTGTCAAATATTGAAAATCAAAAAACACAAGGTGAAAGAGAATTGGCCGCTCAAGAACAAGCGGCGGGAACTAGAAAAGAAGATGCTCTTACTGCCGCAAGGAGACTTTATGACGAATTAAGGCGTGGTGGTCTTCAGAGATTTGGCGGTGCTTCTTCGGCGGGACAGGCATTTACTGAACTAACCGCCCAAGAACAGCAAAGACAATCAGGTAATATCTGGCAAGCTTTTCAGCAAACACTTGATAATCTTAATAAATACAAAGCTAATCTTTTAGATAATTTTGCTCAAGCCCAAAAAGAGTTGGAACTAGCAAAAACTTCAGCCCTAAATCAGGCATATGGTGACTACCAAAACAGACTCCAAGAAATCAGAGCCAAGAAAGGAGAAACAGAAAGTGCTAAAGCACAAACAGCGCTAGAGGCTTTAAACAATCTTAGAAACCAAATTTATCAAATCAATCTCCAGTCTCTTAATCTTGCTCAACAGTTAGCTTATAATAAACAAATGGCATTAAGCACGGTTGACCAGTACTCCCAAAGAGTGGCACAAAGCATACTTGGCGGCTCAACCTCTTATCAGAACTTGGTCAACGCCACTACAACCAATCCTACAAGCAATATGTCTATCGGAGGAAGACAAGTATCGACAGTTGCACCTCAAACAGGAGTTATTACTTACAAGAAACCAGAAGATTACCTACTAGGCCTTTAATTGAAAACCCCGCTTAATTTTAGTCTATAATCTTTTTATATGGACTTAATATCTTCTGTTATTAACAAAGTCAAAGAGGTTGCAAGAAATATGGGTAAAAAGGTTAGCGACGATGAAGGATTTATTCGTCAGGGGCAATTTACTCCCGTTCAGGCAGTAAGAGATTATTTTAATCCTACTTTTAATCAGGGACAAAATTTCTGGAGTACACCAGTAGCACAAAGGTTGGCAAATCTTCAACTAAACACCCAGCCAATGGTTCAGCCCATCTTAAATACTCTTCGTGAGGGTGGAGAGGCTTTTGCTAGGGCGGGTGTATATACAAATCCATTAAACCCTATTTTCAACAGAAAAGAGTGGGAAAAAACCGCACCCCAAAAGGGAGATATTGGTAAGATGACAAGGGGGCTTTTAACCGCTTATGGTTTAACCCAACCCACAACTGTTTTGGGGGGAGGACTGTTTTCTGCTGGCTTCAATACTCTTGCTAATCTAATAACTAAAAAACCAATCACTCAAAATCTACCCGAAAGCATTGGCGAGGGAGCACAATTTGGAGCTTTAATTTCGCCATTGGGTGAGGCTGCCGCTTTATTACCAGTAAGGGGACTTGCTAATTTAACTTCAAAACCAGTTCTTCAAAGAATTTTGCCTGGAGTGGCTAAAGAATTTGCTACGGGGGTTGGGTATGGGGCGGCGACAGAACAAAATCCCATTAAAACTGGGTTAGAATTTGCCCCTTTTGGCTTTACGGGAGCAACGGCTGGGAAAACTGGAGTTAAAGCTATGGCGGATTTTAAAAACCCCGTCCACCCAGAAGATAAGGAAGAGATTTTAAAGGCCGTCGATATTCTTACAAGCAAAGATCCGAAAGTATTTATTGAGAAGGCTGCGGAAGCAGAAAAAACATTAAGGTTGCTTGCTAGCCACTATATCGATGCAAAGTTTGGTAAAAAAGCTCCTATTAGAGACGTAATGGAAGAATTGTTAAATAGGCTAAATTATGATTATGGTTATGATTTTACATTGGGGTTTGTAGAAAAAACAGCTCCTCGTGTTGGTAAAACTCTAACCGCCAAAATCCTTTCTACTGGAGAAGAATTAACGGGAGAAGTAAAAAAGATAGCCAGAATGCCAAGTGGAGCGGTAATGGCACAACTTGAGACCGCAGAAGGGAAAACAAGATGGATACCAGTTTCAAAATATGCGGAATGGTATAAACCAGTAGAAAAAGCGGTGGAACAAGTAGCAGAGAAAGTTAAACCAGTAATCCCTAAAGAACTTGAGCCATTAGCAGAAGAGGCAAGGAAGTATCGGAGCGCAGAAGAGTTTATACAAAAAATAAATGAGGGCAGTCGAGGTTATATCGGATATAAAGGAGAAAATCCAACTTCAAAAGTTTATCACTCTATTAAAAATAGACCAATTACTCTGGATGCTCTTATCGACTTCTACAACCAAGCCACTAAAGGAATAAAAGAAGTTAAGCCAGAAACAGCCAAAATCAAGATTAAAGGGGCAGAACCTATGGCAGAGGGTAGTCAAACAGGCGGGGGTGCCTTGTCCAAAATCGGGGAAAACATAAGTCAGTTTACAGAAACAGTTAAAACTTCTCCAAAAACACCCCCAAAGATTAGAGAAGTAGTTGAAAACGCTTATTACAGGCCAACAACCAATGTTCAGGATATAGCAAATGCCCAAAATACCCTAAATGTTTTTGGTTGGGACAAAGCAAAAGAAAAGCTGTTAAAAGAACCATTAACTTCTGAAAATTCAATGTTAGGACAGATTATGGCATCAAGGGCTTTTAAAGAGGGAAAGTTTGACGAAGGAAACGAGATTATCAAAAACTTGTCTCTTAAAGCAACAAAAAGCGGACAATCAATTCAGGCTTTATCGGTGTGGTCTAAATTCACACCAGAAGGAATGGTAAAGTTTGCTCAAAAAGAAATAGAAAATGCCAATAACTCAATGCCTTTATTAAATAAGATTTTAGGGAAAAAAGGAGAATGGACGACAGAAGACTCAAAGTTTATCACCGAGCAAATGAAGAAAATAAACACCTTAACCGATGAGGCACAAAAAGCAGAAGCAACAAGAGGAGTATTTGATTATATTAGTAAAAAGTTGCCTTGGGGAGCTTCCGATTTAATAGATGAGTTTAGATATAACAATATGCTTTCCAACCCCCTAACCCATTTAAGAAATGCTATTAACAATTTACAACAAGCGTTTTTTGTGAAACCAGCTACAATTGCGGCCGAAGGAAAACCAATAGAGGCGGTTAAATATGAAATAGGAGCGTTAAAATTATTACCTGATGCTTTTGATGCTTTTAAACAGGCATTTAAAGGAAAACAAACTTTTGGGAAAATGGATATTAGTGAAGTTGGAAAACAACTCCAAAAACCCAAAAGACTAGGAGTATATAATCTTCCCTCAAATGCAATGGAGGCGGCAGATAAATTCTTTTCTACTTTAATAATAGGGGGGGAGAAAGCAAGAGGAAAAGGAGCGGAAGAAGCAACAAAGACTGCAGAATATTCCTTATTTAGGCAGGATTTGAAGCCAGAACAACAAGGGGTTTTGCTTAATAAGATAGACGATATTACCCGAGCAGTTTATCAGTTAAGAAAAGTAGGTTTAGGTTGGTTTATTCCATTTATCAGAACCCCGATGAATGTGGCTAAACAATGGATTGAATATTCTCCTGCTGGTTTTGCTACAACGATTGGGGCGGCAAACAAAAGAGAACAAGTAGCAAAGGCACTCCTTGGAACACTAGCTACAGCAATAGGAGCCGATTTGGCATTACAAGATAGGGTTACTTGGGCAGCACCAACCGATCCATTGCAGAAAAAATTGTTCTATGATAGTGGAAGAAAACCCTACTCAATCAAGATTGGTGATAAATGGATACCAATGCAAACTGCAGGTGTTTTTGCTTGGGCTTTAGGAATTCCTGCGGCCGTTAAATATTACGCTCAAGAGTCGAGGGAGGCTTTATCAGATGACCAGATTACAAAACTTGCAAAAATAATGACTTCAATTGCAGGCTTTTGGTCTAATCAAACTTTTGTGTCGGGTTTGGCGAGTTTTGTCAAAATGGCAGAAGGAGATATCGACTACAATCTTCCAAGAAATATCGGTTATTCATTAGGGCAACTAAAACCAATGGAGGGGTTAATGAGATATGTTGCAACGGTGATTGACCCAGTCTTTAGAAAACCAAGAACAATAGGAGAGCAGTTAATATCAGATATTCCGTTTTTGACAAAGCAATTGCCAGCTTATGAGACAACTTTGGGAGAACCGTCCAGAAGAAATATAACAAATTATATAATGCCTTATGCTTGGGGGTTTGAAAACAAACAATTTGAAGAGCCCTACAAATTAAGAACAAAACAACTACAAGAAAACGCTTTAATTAACAAAATAAAAAGCGAGATGGAGGGGGGTTCAAAGCAGGTTGGGGACAAACTTTTAATTACTAGTCAAGACGGAAATGTTAAGATTCTTGATTTATCCAAAATCACACCTTCCGACACCGACACCAACTACGAAAAAGCCCTAAAACAGAAAAAAGCCTTTTCTTACGTAGATGAGATTTTAGACAGCGAAATGTCGGTTGACGAAAAAGGGCAAGCACTAGCCAGACTTGGAATAGACCCCGAAGACGCCGCTTATTACAATGTCGCAAGACAAGACAACAATATTAAAGATATTTATGTCAGAGACGAAATAGCTAAATATGGCGATAACAGGCAGGAGATGCTTTTGGGACTTATCAAACTAAGAAGAGAAGTAAATGGAAAGATGATTTTGCCTGATAAGGTAATAACCTCTCTATATGATGACGGTATTATCAGTTACGACGAGGCAAAATGGCTTAGAAACGCTAAATATACAAAAGAGGGACAAGTTAAGGTAAAATTATCAGGCAGGGGAAAATCGGCAAAGCTCAAATCTATTACTTATAGAGCCCAAAAGTTGTCTTACAAAGTCCCGAAGTTAAAGGCTATTAAAGTTGGTGGAGTTAGAAAAGGAATACCCGGAAGAGGTAGAATATTCAAAACAAGAAAAGTAACTTTTAAGTAATTAAGTAATATGGACATAAAGGTAGTTAACCAACAAGGAGAAGAGATTAGACAGGAATATAAGGAAGCCAAAGAGCCTGAAACTATTGCTGTTAAACTCGATGAGTATATGCTTCCCTCAATTGCTTCAATTTTTGACCTGAAGCCAAACGAGATTGACCAATATAAGGAAGAACTTAAAACCTTATATGAGTATGCCAAAACCCAAACCGAACTAAGAACACCCGAAGCTCTTAAATGGGTTATTCGTTCACTACAGGGGCAAATAGGTTCGCCGCCTTTTGGGGAGAGATGGATAACCTACCTTAACAGGTATGTTAAGCTTAGAATGGAGAAAAATAAAATAGAGGAAGAAATTAAAAGTTTTGAAAAATGAGTAATATCATTACAGACCTATATCAACAATTATTCGGAAGAAAAGGTATCGCCGACGGCAGTGTCATCGATATGGCTGAACACGGAAGGGCGGGTGGTGTTTCAACAGGACAGCCTTTCAAATTTACACGAAAGGTGGATGAGAAGGTTTTAATAGATGAGGTTGACAGTGCCACTATATATATAGGTAAGGCAAAAATGGGGGCTTCTACTTCTGACTCCGTTTGGCAAATCCAAAAGATTGTTACAACAGGAACAGTAACAGAAATTTTGTACGCTGATGGGGACGATAGCTATAATAAAAAATGGGATGATCGCACTCTTTATTCATACAGTTGAAATCTTGCAAACCCCCTTGGGAGCAATAATATAATCCTGTTAAGAGGGTAAATTAAAATGGCAACTTTTAAAGAAATAAAATTAATTCAAGGCAAAACGAGAAAACTTTTTGGTGAATTTGCGGTGTTAAATCGGGTAGAAAGGAGAGTACTATAAAATGGCAACTTGGACTTGGACAGCACAACTAACCACAGGAACACTAACCATCGGTTCAACCGACAAGGTTGGTTTTTATGGCACAAACTTTGGTGATGCTATTACTGTTAACTCCTATCAGGACTCAACTCATATTGAAAATTCCTCTGGAACACACCAATGCACCACCAACCACGTTAATAACACCAAATATCTAACTTCCACAACCGTTTCTATTAACGGGGGTGGCTCTCAAACTCTTGGTGCATCAGTCCCAACAACCGCACAATGTCCGCTTAAGATTAACTTTTCTCATACTTCGGCAGTTGCTACCTCAAATGGCAAATTCTGGGCTGATAACGGAAGCGATGTGAATACCGCACCAACTGAAGTAGACTTCAAAGCGGGTGAACAGTCAAACACAAGCTGGACATCGGCTGGAGGGAAAACAAATGCCGTTGCTCTTGCTAACCAATCATCGGCAACCTCACACGACTTTTACATCTTTTGCTCGGCATCACCAACCGCAGTTGGAGACAAGACAGCGTTTAGGCTTGGAATTGAACTGACCTACCAGTAATATGGAAAAAGAAAAAGTTTATACAATCAAAGAAATCCTAGATTTAGTGGGTGCAGATAAAAAGTATTACAAAATGGCCGGCAAGGGATTGGTTGTCGGAGGAATAAATGTTGCCGACCTTGAACAAACTATTAGAATTCCCGAAAGTGCCGACAAGTTAGTTATCTTTGCACCTGAACTAGAACCCATCGAAATAGAGCTTTAGTCTTGGTGAGAAACCAATGAAAAAAGTCATAAGCCGATGGCTCGCTTCGTTAAGCGATGGAAGCGTTGCTATCGAAGGAAAACCACCATATGAAGAAACCCCCGATGAGCCTTCGCCTTGGCAGAGGCTTCTACTTCATTTAGCCAAAAACAAACTTGAGATTACAGGACTTCGCATTCAGATTGAAAAAGAGGGAGAGCCAGTTAGGACTTTTAATCTTCCTTCAAAATCCCCTAAACAGAAATGGGCGGATTTGAAACCCATAATCCCCATTGGATACAACTATTTTAGGCGTGTCCAGAGAACATTAGAGCCGATAGATGGAGATTTTGGAAACTTGGGGCTTGGAAACGAGTATCACTTTATTGAAATCCACGCAATATATAAAGATTTTACTCTCGTCTTAATAGTTGATGAAGATACGGGGAATGAAAGTTGGAGTTTAATTTTGGAAAGGGGGTGATAGTATGGCAACAACAACAAATAGATATTTATGTTATCCAGCCGCAGCATCAGGAGTTAGTCGTTCCTCATCTGGTTCAGCTTGGACAGACAGTGCTTGGACTGAAGTTGTGCCTGCAAACACAATTACTAGCACATTTTATATTGCTGGTGTTACTTGGATGTGGTGGACGCCTTTGGCAGCAGCCGATACCACTTACGAGATAGAGCTAGTTTTGGGAATAGGGAGTGCTGGTTCTGAAACCGAAATTATTGTTATTCCAGCAAGTGTGAGGGCTGATACTTTGGCGGGACATTTGCCAACCAATGTGGTGATATTGCCAGAGCCAAAAGAGGTAGCAGCCAATACAAGAGTAGCCGTAAAACTCCGCTATGGAGTAGCAGCTTCGGTAACTGTTACTGGCATCAAAATTCTTTATCAAATAGCTTAAATATATGGCAAATATTAAAAGCGTACCAGCTGCAGCGGCGGGAGTTAGTGCTTCATCAACCACAACAGCGTGGACTTTTGGGTCGTGGACCCAAATTACTTCAGGATTTCCAGTTGCAATAAGAGTGATAGGTATTCAGTTTCAGGAAAGTCAAAACGCTCCTGGTGTTGATGTTACCAGAGAGAGGCTTTTTGAAATAGGAATTGGTGCTTCTGGTTCAGAGGTTACTAAACTCCAGATACCTAGTTCGGTAAGGGCAGATACTATTACCTATGGACACTACTTGCCTCCAGTCAACAGAGTTTGGCTTCCCGAACCATATATTATTCCAGCCAATACTAGAATAGCAGTAAGGGTAACAGACAGCACTACAACGGCAGTTACCTATAACGGGATTAAATTGATTTATGAAGAAAATTCACCACCCAGTGTTACTCTTGATTCTCCAGCTAATGGTGAAACCCTAACTGACACTACCCCCAGCCTTAGCTTTACGGGAACAGACCCAGAAACAGACGAAGTGGAATATGAGATACAAATAGATACAAGCCCAAATTTTAATAGTCAAGGAAGCACCCCTCTTCTTGATGTTCTATCATCTGATGAAATTACAGATTTTACTACAAGTGTTTCATTTGGGAGAGGTATAGTGCAAAACACAAATTATGTATTTGCATCATCGGCTACTAACCCAGTAGTAGTATATCGTCTTAATAAATCCGATTGGACTACATATTCTGTTTTTACTTTTCCGTCGGGCTTTGATTCATCATATGGGGGTATTGCTATTGATAATACTTATGTTTATGTGGCATCGCAAAATTTTCCATGTAAGATTGGAAGAATACAAATTGCAGATTGGGCGACAAATGATGTTGTTACTTTATCAGCAGGTTATGGTCCTTCTTATGCATTAGAGCAAGACGCAGATTATGTTTATGTCTTGACAACAAATTCTCCAGCAAGCATTGCCCGCATTCATAAGTCTGATTTCTCAACAATAGATTACATCGACCTTCCTAGTGGTGCGGGTGAAGGACGGTCAATGACATCTGATAATAATTATCTTTATTGTGCAACAACAAACAACCCCACAAGAGTTTATAGAGTTAATAAATCGAGCTTTTCTGTAATTGATTATGTTGCTCTTCCTTCTGGTTCTACAACACCCAATGCTATAGCCCAAGACACCAATTATGTTTATGTTGTTTCTAGTGTTTCGGGTGGTAAGGTTGCTCGTATTCATAAATCTGATTGGACAACTGTAGATAGTATCAATCTCGGCGGTTCATATTCAGAAATGTGGGGGCTCGAAGTTGACTCTAACTATGTATATGCTACAGATTATGACCCTGGTGGTTCGGCTTCTTATCTTTATCGTATCAATGTTTCTGATTTTACATTGAAGGATAAACAACTTCTTAATCCTGTAATTCGTAATTTGACAATTGATAATGGACATATATATTGGACTCAAGACACCTCTCCATTTAAAATTTGCAGATATAAATTAAGTTGGGATTTTTCTGGCACAAGCGACCCTCATCCCTGGACATCAGGAAATCAAGTAACATATACAGTGCCATCGGGCTCGGAACTTTCATCAGGAACTTATTATTGGAGGGTTAGAGCCAAAGACCCATCTGGAACTAACACTTGGGGGGGGTGGAGCAGTGTAAGAAGTTTTACAATACAAGCAGGGACAACAACTTCAGATAACCGTTCTGCTAGAACCAAAGGAATAGCAACCTCTTCAGATACAAGAAGTGCTAGAACTAAGGGTAGCCTTACAACTTCCGATAACAGAAACGCAAGAACTAAGGGAGTAGCTACAATTTCGGATACAAGGAATGCAAGAACTAAAGGAGTTGCGACAACATCGGACAACCGTTCCGCTAGAACTAAAGGAGTATTTATAACTTCGGACACAAGGGGAGCAAGAACCAAAGGACAGGAAACCTTAACAGACAATCGTTCTGCAAGGACTAAGGGGTATTCAACAGCAACAGATAATCGTTCAGCAAGAACCAAAGGTGGGACAGTAGCAACGGATAATCGTTCTGCGAGAACGAGGGGTGTAGCGACTACTTCCGATACAAGGAGCGCTAGAACAAAAGGGCTTCTTACTACTTCGGATACTAGAAGTGCAAGGACGAAAGGTGTTGCCACCACCTCAGATACAAGGAGTGCAAGGATTAAGGGTTATCTTACCGCATCAGATAATAGGAACGCCCGCACAAGGGGAGTGGCTACTATCTCCGACACTCGTGGAGCGAGAACGAAGGGGGTTGCGACAACCTCTGATACGAGGAATGCCAGAACAAAAGGGGTGGCCACCGCTTCAGATTTTAGGAGTGCTAAAACAAGCGGGTTTTTAGCTCTAACGACATCTGACACCAGAAATGCGAGAATTAAAGGACTGGATATTTCTTCAGATACAAGAGGGGCGAGAATTAAAGGATTTGATATTGTCGAAGAAACCAGAAACGCAAGAACTAAAGGTTATCTTACAATTTCAGACACTAGAGACGCTAGGACAAAAGGTGAATTAACCGCATCAGATTTTAGAGACGCACACATTAAGGGAAGTGTGACAACTTCAGATACAAGAGGGGCAAGATTAGTTGGAGCAATTGCCAGTTATCGAAATGCGAAAGTAAAGGGGCCAGAACCCAACTATCCTAAATTCATTTTTGTAGATGGAGAGTTGGCAATCCATCTTTTTGGTAAGTTTTATATGAAAGTTTGAATTCTTGAAAACCTGCCTACTTACTCTTCTATAATTGGGCTATATGGCAGAACTAAAATTTCCACCTACTCAAAACGGGCTTCAAAAGAATTTGGATGCACAGTTAAATGTTGGGGTTACTTCACAGATGACCTTGAACAACACCACTGGCATTCAGAATAAGCCCGGCGTTGTAGTTATAGATAGAATTGATACTTCAGGAGCGGAAAAAAGCTCGGCTGTTAGGGAGTATATCTCTTATACGGGCGTATCAGGCAATAACCTTACAGGGCTTACAAGAGGATTGGGCGGCTCGACAGACCAAGACCACGCTGTCGGTGCGATTGTAGAGTTTATACCCGATGTAACAGTTTTTCAGGCGATTAACGATGTCATAACTACAGAACACGGAACGGATGGAACCCACGACGCAACTAAAGTGGCAATGCTGGCGGGAACTCAAACCTTTACAGGAGCAAAAACCTTTGGTTCGGGACTTCTTAAGGCAACTAGACCACGGATTACAACCTCAATAGATGATGCTAATGGTAACGAGGTAATAGAGACACCAGCCACCGCCTCAGCTGTAAATCAGGTTAAAATCACAAATGCGGCAACAGGTAATGCACCAACAGTTGAGGCTTCGGGAGATGATACCTATATTCCACTTCTCTTAAAAGGTAAATCAGCTTCTCCACGAGTGGGTGGGGTGTATGACAACGGCAATCTTACTGGAGCAGTTACAATTGATATGAAGAAAGGAACAAGACAAAAAGGGACCTTGACAGGAAATGTTACTATTACAATCTCAAATCCTAGTGAGGGCGAGGTTTTGGAGCTATTTTTATTGCAAGACGCAACTGGTGGAAGAACAATATCTTTTAGCACAACCATTATTTGGCAAGATGATACTACTCCAACTTGGACAACGACAGCCTCAAAAATGAACTCAATTGTATTGAGATATGTCGGTTCTACTTGGTATGGTGTAGGAGCAAAGTTTGCATAAATGAATGACTATTTCGAACAAAATAAAAAATTGATACTTCAACTTGCCAATACAGAAGCAGGGAGATTTTTGCTTGGATTAAAAGACAAAGATAGAATTATTAAAATATCTCCCAATTCAGTTCACCAGTTAAAAGACTTTCAAAACGGAAAATCAATTATTCAGGCTAAATTTTGGGCTTGCGATAATGTTGCTCAAATTTTTCTCCCCACCTTAGCCAAAGTAGAGATTGCACAGGATTACCAACCAATAAAAGATAAATATGAAGCCTTTTTGCACTTTTCGGGATTAGAGAAAAGATTGGAATATCCGCAAATATATCTAGAGACCGCTAATTTTTATTCAACTTCTGAGGATGGAAAAACCAGACATTCAACAATATCAGGAGATTGGGAAACTTGGGACGATGCTCGTGGAGTGCAAGGAGATGAAGGTGTGGATAAAACCACAGGAGATGATGGAATGGAGGCGCATTTTGAGTATATAGCAGGAAGTGGATATGGGCTGGTTAGGGGCTGGGCGAGATTCAATTATACCAGCTTACCTCAAAGCGCCGTTATAAACTCGGCTACCTATAAATTTTATGGAAGGGCTTACGGGACAACTGCCGATCAGGGGATTGTGATCGCTCAAGGAAATCAAGGTCCTACTCTTGAAGCTTCCGACCACGCCTCCTATGGAGCGGAGTGGGGCAGATTTACAACTCCAGCAGGAAGTGATCAATGGAACAGTGCATCGCTAAACTCCACTGGGAAATCTGCAATTAACAAAGGCGGGTATACCGAGTATGCTTATCTAAACGCTCGTGATTTTGATAATCAACCTGTTTCATCTAACGGACATTGGGGGATGCTGTGGGATGCTTCAGAAGTCGGCTCTACCCAACATTATATGGAGATTACCTATACCCTAGCAGGAGGAATTTTCTTGCACAACTACCTATGACCAAACCATCTAATTACGATATATTACTAGAAGTTCAAAAATCCTTAAATAGGATTGAGGATAAACTTGATGAGAAAATCTCAAGAGTAGATGAAAGGGTGGATAATATTGATTCCCGTTTATCAAACCTTGAAGGAAAAGCGAGTGTTTTAGGAGCAATAACAGGTGCTATTACGGGTGCTATATCAGGGTTTTTAGGTGGTATACTTAATAAGTAGAATATGACGCTTGACGATTTTGTTAAGAAATACGACGGTAAGGGGATTGATTTTGACAACAAGTTCTCAACCCAATGTGTCGATCTATATCGCCAATATGTCAAAGAAGTCTTGGGGTTTCCTCAAAGTCCGTCGGTTGAGGGAGCTAAAGACATTTGGGATACATATTTACCCGAGTATTATAAAAGGATTGAAAATACGCCATACGGAGTTCCAGAAAAAGGAGACATTGTAATTTGGGGAACAAAGATTGGTAAATATGGACACGTTGCTATTTTCTTGGAAGGAGACGCAAAGAAGTTTAAGAGTTTTGACCAGAATTATCCAACGGGAACGTTGTGTCATATACAAGAGCATACTTATACAGGAGTTTTGGGCTGGCTTAGGCCAATAACTAAATCTATGGAACTACCAGACTGGTTTAAAACGTTATTACAAGAGAGAGGCTTATCCCTTGACAGGGAGGGAGAATTCCGTGCATTTTTTGAGAAAGCTGTAAAATACGACAATGACATTCAAACACTTACTGGTCAAGTTACATCTTTATCGGCTTCACTTTCAGACAGGGCTGGGGAGGTTAGTTTACTTTCTGAACAAAACGAGAGGCTTCGAAACGAAAGAGACGCGGCAATTGAAAATTTTAATCAAGAAAGAGACAAATTTAATCAGGCGGATTGGGAAGCAAAGAAACTCGAAGTCAAGGTTAAATCTCTTGAGGAAGAAATTGAAAAACTTAATTCAGAGCTTTCTAAAGCCAATAAAACAATAGAAGAATTAAAAGCTAGTCAATATAGTAAGATTGACGAGATATCCCCTCTAAAATTGATTATACGAGGTTTGGTGCGTATTTTTTCAAGGAGGTGATGAAAATGAAAAAATTGTGGGAGTGGCTTGATGGCAAGAAGACTTTTTTTGCGTCAACCCTAATTTTCTGCGCTGGGGGAGCGAAGGCATTGGGCTGGATTGATGAAGGAACTTTTCAGACAATTATAACAATAGCGGGAGCAATCGCGGTTTACGGGCTTAGAGACGCAATTCGAAAACTAGAATAAGTCTAGTTTGTCAGCCTTGAGGATTGTCTTGAAATACTTAAATGACTAAAGAATTGGGGCTTTACTATCCAGATGGAACTTTTAGGTCAAGAGATGAAATCATTAAGAACTCGTCTCAAAAACCTCAAGTGATCAAGCCCCAATCCGAAGGGGAAATAAGCTTTGATGGAGAATTGAATAGAATTAAAGAACTCCGAAAGCAAAGAGAAGCTTTAAATATCTGGAAAGAAGAAGCGACTATTCAAGTGGATACTGGAGATTTGCCTTACTTTTTTGTAATGCCTCTAAGCGATATTCACATAGGGTCTGAATTTGTTGATTATGATGAGCTTGATAGACATCTAGCGGCATTGAGGGACTATCCTATCTATACAATCTTAGTTGGGGATTTGGGAGATTTTTTTAATCCCCAAAAATATCCGAGGGGGATGATGGAAGATGTTGTTACTCCAGACACGCAACTTTTGGTTTTAAGGAAATTCTTTGAGGAGTATAAAGACAAAATCCTTTGCGGTGTAACAGGAAATCATGACGACTGGCTTCATCATGTGGCAGGGATTGAGCCTTTTAGGTGGATTTCACAGGATTTGAACATCCCCTTACTTTATTCAGGTGGCAGACTAAACTTACAGGTTAACGGCATAGACTATAGGTTTCTCCTCTATCACGGAATTTCAAACTTTAATTCTTCTTTCAATCCGACACACGCTGGCAAGAGAATGCTTGAATTGCATCACGATGCGGACGTTGTTATTAGTGGAGATAAACATAGGTTTGGAATGGAGAAACTAACCCATAGGGATAAAAAGCCTTACATTATTCAACTTGGAACTTTTAAGACCAAAGACCCGTTTGGAAAAAGGGGTTATGGGAGGGTGCCAGACCCGAAGGTTGGCTATCCTGTTCTTTTCTTGTCAGCTGGAGAAAAGAATGTTGAGGCGATAGAGGATTTGGATACCGCTCAATACTTTATTGATTTGGTTCTAGGAAAATGAGAAAAGAAATCTTACAAGGAATAGCTATTTTGGGGGTGGTTTCTGGGGTTGTGGTGGCAGAAGAAACCTATCGAAACACCTTTCGGAGACCCTTTCCCGACGAAGTTAAAATAGGGGAAATTGAGACTGAAGGATGTAAAGCGGATATTTATAGATCTGAAAGGGTTGAGAAAAAGGGCTGGGCGGCGATAACTTATCCCGCTGAAATTTCGGGTAAAAGTTCGATTGTTTATATTGCCCCAAATTATGAAAACAATCAGTGGGTTAGAGCTCACGAGACGGGACATGTCCAGCAGTTTTGCGAAAAGGGAGTAATTGTTTTTAGTTTTGAATATCTCCTTGATAAGAATAAATTAGAAAGAGACGCTGACAAAAGAGCGGAAATGATTTTAAATGGAGAGGGTAAATGATATTATTGAAAATTATGTGTTTAGACAGACCGCAGACGCAGTTTCGAGGGTGGAAAAAATCCGAAGGGGCGGGGGTTGTGGATGTCGAAATTGCGTTTTAAGCGCTGTCAGAGAGGCTAATTCTTGGATTGATTTTTTGGCGAATGATGAGGATTTAGCGGATGGTTATCATTATTATATTTATGAGCAAAATGGAATTTTGAGGATTGGTTCAAATTACGAAGACTTAAAAAAGGTGGGGATCGAAATAAAACAATTAAATGAAAGAGAGAGATGAAAACGCCTATTGCTATCGAGTTGAAGAAAGAACTGTCATACCAGGCGTAATGATCCCGACTGGAGTAATGATTCAGGGACAGCCAGAAGAAAGAGAGAAGACTGATTTATATGTGATTGTTGAGACAACAACCGAAAGACTTATCGATTCGAAGGGATATTATTATAATCAGACTTGGAAAATTCCAAAAGAGAACTTTTTTGTTTTTGAGGAGAAGGCAAGAGCAGAAGCTGTTAAACTTCACAAAGAAAAGGGTTGTAAATCGCCTAGATGTAGATGGACACAACTCGAAAAAACCTGGAAGTAATTGAGGTTGATATATTAAGATATAGTTGACAAATAAAAGGAAAGGGGTTAGAGTGGATATGATGAGAGAAGATGAGAAAGTAGACATAGAACTTCTTTATAGGCTTCGAAGTCAATATAAACGTCTTGACCAGATTACTTGGACAATTCGTGATGCTCAAGAAAGATTTCCTGTAGGAACAGACGAGAACGAAATGAGATTGTTAAAGGTCTATCTGGCTTTGTTGAGTGAAGTAGAAGATATTCTCCGTGAGCTTAAAGAACTAAAAAGAGAATATGAACGAAACCCTGAAATTGTTAAGTGATATTAGTAAAGTAATAGAGGCTATCAATGAAGAAGTGGATAGTTATATCGGGACATTTACTGCTAATAACAAGATTAAGCGAGAATTTATGAGAAAAATCCATTTAAACAAAAAAAAGAGATTAGCTAAACTCGCAAAACAGATTTCTCTAAAATGGAAAAGCCGATAAAATCACCAGAGGAGTTTATTGCTGAAGAACTGGGAATACCAGTCTCTGAAATGGGCGTTGATGAAATTAAAAAGAGGAAAGAGAAAAAAGATAATGTGGTTGAGACTTCATTTTTGGAGACCGAAGATTATATCCTAGAGCAAATCGATAAACGGACACATCGGACACATTGGACACATTCGCAAGAAGGAATTTGTTTTCTAAAATATAAAAAACAGGCACAAACCGAAAGTATAGAGGAAGTTAAGGAATTTACTTATAAAGATAAGTTGTATAAACCTATAGTTAATAAGATAACAGAAAACAACGCGGTTTTGTTGCCAAGCGGAGTAGAAGAATACGGAACTACTGAAAAACTTATAACAGAGATATCAGATTTTATGTTTAATTATTTTGACCCGCCCAAGTATTATGACAAAATACTTCCTAATCTATTATTGTTTTATTATTTATCAGACAAGTTTCCTTTCGTGCCTTATCTGCATTTTGTGGGATTGACGGGAACAGGCAAGACCACCGCATTAGAAGTATTTGGTTCAATATCTTATAAGGCAATAGATGCGGCTGGAGCTATTACTCCAGCTTCACTTTTCAGGCTTGCCCACGATTGGCGGGGAACTTTGTTATTAGATGAATTTGAAATTGGCGGTAAAAATGGAGAAGCCTATACTTTAATGGTTCAAATCCTCAAAAGTGGAGTTTCAGATAAACCAATATTTAGGGTAGAAGGAGAAAAAAAGAGAGAAGTTGAAATTTATGTTATGAAGTCTCCAAGAGTTTTTACTTCTCAAAATCCTATAATGGATGCGGCACTTCAATCTCGAACTATTCTTGTTAGAATGAACAAGACAACCAAAAAACTTCCTCTTTATCGGCTTCAATCGTTTTTTGAAAAAGCCCAAGAGTTAAGAAATAAATTGCTTTTATGGAGATTAAGAAATTTAAATTCCGTTAAGCTAGAAGATATAGAATATGGCGTGGAAAAACTTTCGGTTTTTGATAGAAGGATACAACAAGTTTTAACCCCCATTTATTATTTGTCAGATAAAAACACCAAAAAAGAAATAGTCAAGTTCGCCAAGGAAAAGCAGGAAGACGATTTTATAGAGAAGCGAGAAGAGCTGGACGGAAGAGTGTTTACGCTGATTTACGAGGATTACAAGGACGGGGTGCAGACAACCCTTTCGTCGTTATCAGAACGATTGGGCGGAAAAAATCCAGTCTCCGAAAGGAAACTTTCAAACATTGTAAGAAAAATATTAAAGTTTTCCGTCGAAAGAATAACCTCTGGAGGAGAGAAACAATCATTGGTTAAAATTAAAAAGGAAGTTTTTGACGACTTGTGTACCTTTTATGGCTATCCTCTTTTAGAAGGAAATCCGATTGAAAGTGTTTTTGGAACTCGATGATTATAGGATAAAGCCCGTGAAAAACTACTTTTCTTTTAAGTGAAAAAATTGAATTTATTTTTTAAATAAATTAAATAATTAGGAATTCCGCTTATGTGTCCAATGTGTCCGATGTGTCCTGACTAAAATTATTATAGGATTATGGATAAAATTGTAGAAGAACTCAACCAGATCTTAACAGAATATAGTTTTGCAATGAGGTGGGACGAGATAGTAATGTGGCACAAAGTAGGTGAGATTTTAATCCAGACAGATATAAAACCATCCCAACTTGGGGAGCTTGCCGACATTTTAGAAATAGACGAGGGGGATTTGTGGGACGCAATCCTGTTTTACAAGAAATTCCCCGACTTAAATTTGCTCCCAGAAGGCAAAGATGTTTCTTGGAGTAAAATAAAAGAGAGATACTTATGAGACTTAAAAAGTGCGTTAACTGTCTCCAAAAAAAGAAATGTCCCTATAAAAAGGGTAAAAAACACTTTTGCTCAAAAGAATGTAAAATAAACTATTATGAAAACGATGTATCCATCCTCTTAAAAGAAATCCAAAAAGAATTTAATAAGATGATAACTGAAAACCAAGTCTGTGCGGTTTGCGGTAAGCGGTTTGAAAAAATGCAATGTTCCCATATCTGGAGCATAGGTTCCGCCCAGTCAATAAGATTTGATATCTTAAATGTTTTGCCGATGTGCGGTCATTGTCATAACTTCTGGTGGCACTTAGAGCCGATGCAATCCCACGATTGGTTTGTTGCAAGATACCCCGAAAGGGCAACCTATCTTGAATTCGCAAGACACCAAAACAAGGCTTGGACGGCGGAGGAGCTTCACGCAATCAGGCGAGCCATTCGGGAAAAAGATTTTCAATCTCTTATTAGGTTCAAAAAAGAATGGTTAGATTACAAAGAATCTTAAATAGATTACAAAAACCCTGCAAACTTTGCGGGGAGTATTTTTTTTACGGAAATCCTAAAAGACTTTATTGTTCTAATTGCGACTCAAAAAAATTTAAATATCAAAAGAGAAAGTTGACAAAATTAGATAAAGGTGTATAATTAAATAAAATGAAACTACTTACCCCAGCCGAAGTTGCGAAAATCTGCAAGGTTAGCAGAATGACTGTATATCGATGGATAAAAGTGGGGAAACTCCCCCATCAAACTCTTGGACGCCACTACCCCAAGCTGATTTACGAAAAAGACATCCCCACTTTTTTGAGGCTAAAATTGCCTCTTGACAAAGGTGTATAAATGTGTTAAATTATTGATAATGGATTTAGAAGAAATAGCTAAAAAATTTCTAATAGTGGGTAGGATTAGCGGTTTGACTTTTCTTATCAGAAAAGATATAGAACTAGCCTTAAGCAATCTTGAATTCGATAAACTAGAAGAAGTCACCGAAGTTCTGAAAGGGGCTCTACAAAGAATTAAAAAAATTGAAAAATTAACCAAACAATTATGAATGAAGAATATAACGATTTTAACCAATTTGAGGAAAAAGAAAAATGCTCTGAATGTGGGAGTGAAAAGATACAAAAGCAGCTAGAAAAACGAGACGGGGGTTATTTTGAAATCATAATTTATTGCCAGAATTGCGGAGAAACCCAAAGCTAAAATGCAAACCAAAACCCAAAATTTAATTCAAGTAAAACAAACTAAAAGTTTAAGAATGTATTACGACTTAGAAAACAAAGAGCTTTTATTTGAGAAAGATGGGGTTTTCTTTACGCTCAAGAAGAATGAAATATTCCCAGCCTTAAGAGGAATTATATCAACCGTCCAAAGATTTTATCGAAAGAAGGAGGTGCAAAAATAATGGCTTTCAAGAAATTTCAAGGGGGCAGAAACGAAACCCACAATTGGGAGAAAGAAAAAATTCTTGAAGGAATTTATCTTTCTAAGAGAAATGTTTTAACTATGAATGGTGAATCTTGGCTTTATACTGTGGAAAAAGCGGGGGGTAAAAAAGTAGATGTCTGGGGTAAGAAAATGCTTAATAGTTTTTTCCAGAATATTCCTATTGGATCAATGATAAAAATAACTTATAAAGGCAAAATGAAGTCAGCCAAAGGCGGAAGGACCTATTACGCTTTCGAGCTTGAATACGATGATTCAATGGTTGAAAAAGAAGATATTACACCCGAACAGGTAGAGGGGGGTGAATAAAATGAAAAGATATCTTTGTTATATAAAATCTCATTGTGAAGCCCCAGATTTTGAGGTGGAAGTTGAAGCTCAAAATAAAACTGAGGCGGTTAATAAAATTCTTCAACAATGTTTGGGTTTGGAATTTGACGAGGTTGAAAAAAATACTATAAATATTGAAGAAATATTCAATGAAAATTAAAGAGTTTACATTATCAAAAAAATTCAAAAGAGGTTTACCAAACTACTCATCTATAGATGTAGGGATGAGTATGACTATAGAAGTTCCCGAAGGAGAAGTTCCTAACTTTGGAGAGGTGTGGGACACAATCAATCGTGAATTAACTATTCAGTCAGATAGCCTCGACCCGACTTGGATTACAAGTGGTGAGACAAAAGATGCTTACAAATTTACAATCAAGATGCCAAAACTTCCTACCTCCAAGAGGCAGGGTGGAGGAGAGGGTAATCCAATCCCCGACCCTGACCTACAAAGCACCGCTGAGAGCCAAGTCTCCGCTGGGGCGGGTCAGTATCTTGGCTTAGGCGGTGTTTCTGAGGGGGGCGGGGTTTCCTCATCCCCTTTGGGCAGACATTCATCCCCGCCCCAACCTCTTGGGGGCAGGAAAGTAAAATCAACAATACTATGAGTAAAAAGAAGCAAAGAACAGCCCATTGGGAGGTTTGCGAAGCTCCCATTTGCCAAGATGAGCGGGGATACTATGACCCAGACTGGAAAAAGAATGTAATTTGGTATCCGGGCGAACCAGTTTGCCAGAAGACACCGCTTACACTATGGCAAAAAAGACAAAAATTAACCAATCGCTGGTTAGCAAATGGAGAATTTAAATACAAAGATGAATATTACTTTACCGTAGAGATGTTAATGAGAGGAAAGCATCTTAAAAAGGGAAGGAGAGGAGGGAATCCAAACCTTCCCCTAAAATGAATTCTGGCGCATCGGGTGGGCAGTAGAGCCCTTAAGAGAGAGGTATATATGAAAAAAGCATACATTATATTAAGCAGAAAAACAAAATTAATGATAATATTTATTTTATCATCTTTGTCCCTTTTTCTGGGCTTCGAAGCTAGTAAAAGAATTGTAGCTTGGTTTGATACACACACAATTCAATTTAATCAAATTGTTTCCATCACGATTAAGCCTCCTTTTGAGATCAAGAGACGGGAAGTCCCCGCTGAAAGAGTAATAGAGGTTGTGGAGAAGATACCAGAGCCCCAAGACCTGAAAACTGATATAGAAAAATACATATTTGAGAGGTGGGGAATTGAAAATTATAAGTTAGCCATATCAATTTTTACAGCGGAAAGTGGGCTACAGGAGGATGCTTGGCATATAAACAGCAATGGCACAATTGATTATGGAGTAGCTCAAATCAATTCTGTGAACTGGAAGTTAGAAGGATGCTCACTTAAGGAGATAGTTTACGCAAGGGGCAACCTAGATTGTGCCTATAAACTTTGGGATAGAGCCAATGGTATTGAAGGAGACGGGATAGGAAGTTTTAAGGCTTGGAGTGTAGCCAGAAACGGAAGGTTTTTGGATTTTCTAAAATGACAAAACAAAATAAAGAGAGAATAAAATGTGGTAAGTGCAGTGCCGTTTTTGGTGAAGATGTAGGTGTATTTTATAGAACGGCAACAACTGTGATTTGTGGTGTTTGTAGAATGAAAGAAAACAACCCAACTTTTCGAGCATTTGCTGAAAATTGCAAACAACTAAAAAATGAAAAAACAAAGTAGAATAATAAAATTTAGATTTTGGGATGAGGGTTCAAAAACTTTTATAAAAGAACAAGATGCCCCTAATGGCGTGAACTACTTTTTTTCAACTGCCGAAAGTTATGGAATAATTCCGTTGCAATACACTGGTTTTAAAGATAAAAATGGAAAAGAAATATATGAAGGGGATATAGTTTCGGTTTGCGGAAACGAAGAAGGGGATGCAGATACAATGATTGTGTCTTGGGACGACGAGACGCTTACTTATGAATTACTTAATCATAAAGGAACAAAACAGAATTTGTATTTGTATGAAGTTTTGGATGATGAGGACGACAAAACGATAGTTATTGGCAATATTTTTGAAAATCCTGAACTATTGAAAGGCTGAAAATGAAAAAACAAAACAGGATAGATTTTGATATAACAAGCCCTCTTCAAACCTACGCCTATGAGTGGCTAAAAAGTCGGGGCTTGTTTGACGAAGATGCCGATTATGGCGGGATGTTGGGTGAAGCGGTTTTGGAATTAATTAAAGTGTTCTCAAGGCAAGGGCATTCTGGGTTTTCGGCTGGGTTAACGAAAGAAATGTTTTATCGCTTATTGGCTGATTTTGAGAGCGGGCAAGACCCAGATTATGGAAAGTCAAAACCAAAAAATGAAAAAACAAAATAAACAAAATAAAACAAAAATAATAATATGTGATTGTTGGTATTGTAGGTGTGTGCGCTTTCCGTTTTATTTGCCATTTCTTAGAAAACCATATTATTATTCGCCTATCGAGAGAAGAAAGAAGATTAGAGAAGAGATGAAAAAAATTAAAAATCATCCAGTTTTTAAACCAGAGGGCAGGCTGTTTGATTTTAGTGGGATTCAATTTGCGCTGGTGGAACATATACATAATAAATATCAGGCAAGAATTTATAAACAAAATAAGATTAGAAGACATGGATATTTATGAAGTAAATCAAAATGAAAAAACAAAATAAAAAACCACTGTCATCGTATTGTGTGAATATTTACAAGGGTAAATATCGTGTTAAAATAGAAGATGCTTATATAGAGTATGGCAACGGCGAGGAATACACAGTTGAAAGGTTGGCACATTTTCTAGAACCCGAAGAAATTAAATCCCAAAAATGGCTTAAAAAATGGGCAGAGGATTTTCTGAATGAGTATGTTAAGACATATGAAACAACAAAATAAGGAGGAATAAAAATGAGAACTCGCTGTGCAAACTGCGGAATGATTTACGATATACCCGTGAGTGATATGGATATAAGAACTCCAATTGAAGTATCTCAATCGGGTGTTTGTCCAAGATGTGGAAGCAATGCCCATAATCCAATATCTGTTACAACTTCAAGCACCGTTACATTCAATGACCAAAATGAAAAACAAAATAAGATTAGAAGACATAGATATTTACGAAGGAAAGAAAAATGATAATAAAATGTCCAAATTGTAAAAAAGAACATATTTTACCTATAAGTCGTAGTATTAGAGCCATAGAATTTACTTGTGATTGTTTATTGGCACACTTTAATAGTGAGTTTGGTGGTTGGGTAAAGTTAGATACAAGCTATCTTAGTATTTACCGTCCAAATAGTCAAGTTGATTCCAAAACGAAAACTTGGACAAATTTTTCATATAAAAAAATTCCCCGTTGTAAGAACGGGGCGTGATTAGAAGTATTATATCAAAATGAAAAAACAAAATAAAGAAACACATTGGATCCTTTAGTTCTACTGATACCCTTCAGAGGCGGGGTAATTTGCGTTAATTCTGCGGTAATTCTTCTAAACCCCTATCGTTTAGAAGCTACAATAGGGAAGGGAGGTGGACTCATCTGCTATAATAGGGCTAATATGCCAGCACCCCTCGACACTTTAGACAAGAAAAAAAGATTTATTGAGTTTTACTCTCGCCCAGAGGTTCAAGGAAACATCTCAATGACTTGCGATGCGGTAGGAATTAACCGCCAGACTTACTACAACTGGTTGGAAAAAGATGAAAAGTTTAGACAAGAAATGTATGAGGCAAAGATGAAGATGTGCGATGAGATGGAGCAGATACTTATCAGCAGGGCGGTTGAGAAAAGTGATACAGCTTTAATCTTTTGGCTGAAATATAACCACCCTCAATATAAAGAAAATCCTCAAGTCCAAATCAACCAGCAATTTATCTTTAACAAACTAAAAGAGAAATATGGCGAACTTTAGAGATAAAGCTCAAATCTATGTAAATTTTATCAAAGATAATTTTGCTGTTGTTGCCAAAGACGGGCAAATCAAGAAATTTTATGAGGACACAAATCACTGGAGGATACAGGAGGACTTTGTCTTAAATAAGGCAACAGGACGGGATGCGATATTGAAATCAAGACAATTGGGTTTTTCATCTATTATTCTTGCCATCTTCACAACAGATTTTCTTCTAAAAGACAATTCCTATTCAATGGTAGTGGCAGATAAATCAGACAACGCAGAAGATTTGTTAGCTAGAGTGAAGTTTTATATAAAATCTTTTGAAGAGATAAACCAAGTAAAATTAGACTTAAAATACAATTCTAAATACGAGCTCTATAATGAAGAATTGAACTCCACTTATAAAATTGGCACGGCAGAGAATAAGGAGGTGGGGCGAAGCAAAACCATATCGGGATTGCATTTATCTGAATTTGCTTTTTATTCAGACCAGGAAGCAATCTTAAGCTCTGCTTTACAGGCGGTTGTGCCAGATGGAAAAATTTTCATCGAGACAACAGCTAACGGATTTAATTTTTTTAAGACTTTTTGGGACGAGTGCAAGAATGGCGAAAGACCTTTTAATCCTTTGTTTTATGGTGCAAGTCAATTTTATTCGAGAGAGTTTTTGGAGAATAAAAAGAAGGAGTTAAAAAATTATTATCCACAGGAATACCCAGAAACGGACGTTGAAGCCTTTTTGGCAAGTGGAGAATTGTATTTTGATAAGGAAGCATTAAGGTTTTATTTAGATAATGTTAGAGAGCCAATTAAAAATGATTTGATATATTTATAAATGATAGAAGAAATTATAGTTGGAATAATTTTTACATTTATTCTTGGGGTTTATAGTGGGGAAATGGGAATAAGACTTGGAATTTTATTAACTTTTATCTTAATATGTTTAGGCAATTTCGTCAAATAGAGCGTGGAGAATTTATTGTTGTTGGTGTTGATACAGCATCTGGCGGTGGTGATTATACCGCTGCCCAATTTCTTTCAAAAACAAAAGTAGATGTTCCGTTAGTTTATCACTCACCGATTACGACGACGGAATTTACCAATCTTTTAGTGCCTACACTAGAAAGGATTTTCGATATAACAGGAATTAAACCAGTTGTTGCATACGAGAGAAACAACGGGGGAGCGTTTGAGATGGATAGATTGGCGGCAATGAATAGGCTTAATAAGTATGATTTATTCAAGATGCCCACCTTTGGTAGGGAAAATCCGCCCGAAGCCGTTCAATACGGCTGGACAACTTCTACGGCAACACGCCCTAAAATGCTTCAAGACCTGAAACAGGCGATAGACAATAAAATTCTCATTCTATACGACGGTGTAACCATAGACGAGATGTATTCCTTTGTGGTCGTGCAAACCTCATCAAGCTGGAAAGCACAAGCTAATAAAGGAGCAAAAGACGATTTGGTGATGGCGCTGGCGATTGCTTGGCAGTTAAATAATAATCTTGAAGAAAGAAGTTTGTCTCAATCTTACTATCCTCGTTATGCGGGAGAAAAGAAAAACTGGAGTTTAGTATGAGAAATTCTTATGTTACACCCTCGATAACTAAAATGCTTTATGGTTGGACCAAGTGGGGACGGGGCAATTTCGGTATTTTCAGAGAAATAACCGAAGAGTGGAACTGTCAGCTTTGCGGAGAAAGGCAAATAATCGGACTTCCTAGATATTTCTTCCCTCTAGATGACTTTAGACGGGATTTTTTAGTAGTTTGTTCGTCTTGCTGGCACGATTTACTTGAGGCGGGTGTTCACACTTATGAGGAATTGGATAAAAGAATAGGAATAGAGAAATTTAAGGAGCAAATCAGATTAAAAACTATACAAATTGAGTTAAAATTGAAAACCTCTTTAGACGATGGCTTATAATCAGGCTATGAGCGATTTAATCGAAGAGCTAAATTCCCATTATCAAGACTGGAGTGAAGATATAACCCAGAGAATAAACCGCAAACTTGGTTGGAAAGATGTTACCGATACTTATTATGGCGTTCTCCCTGATGATTGGCCATATGAGAGTCGGGTGGTTGACCCCAGAGTTAGAACAATTTTAATCGAAAAGAATTCAAGACTTACAGGAGAAAGAATAAGCGGTAGGGTTGTTCCAGTTGAAAATGCCGATGTTGTCAAGGCTCGTATTCAACAAGCTTTACTTGAGTACCAATGGAGAATGGCGGATGAGGGAGGTTCAATGCAAACCAAACTTTCAATCTGTGATATGGACGCCAGACTTTATGGCTCAAAGTTTGCTTTAATTGAATGGAGAGTAATGAAAGACAAAGACGGTAAAGTTGTTTACGAGGGCAATGAATTTAAACCCTTAGACATCAGAGACTGCGGGATTGACCCCACAGCTTCACATATTAGAGACGCTAAATGGTTTCAGCACAGGCAATGGGTTTATCTCGAAGACCTGAAAAAAGCAGTTGATGCCAAAGGTAAACCTCTTTTTAAGAATTTGGGCGAGATTGAAAAAAGACTTAAAGACAAAATCTCTGATACAAGAATTGAATACAACCCCAGAATACTTCAGATACAAGGGCGAGAGGACAGGATGGGTAAGGATATTGCCTTCCCGATGATTAAAATTGTCACCGAGTACAGAAAAGATAGATGGGTTACCTTTTCCCCGACTTATAAAGTAACCTTACGAGATATCGAAAACCCTTACGATCACGGCAAAATTCCAATTGCACAACTTCGCTATCACGCTCTACAAGACGACCCATTAGGAGAAAGCGAGGTAGAACCAGTAATTATGCTTTGGCGAGCACTTCAAGCTGTTTTATGCGGTTATATGGACGAAGTAGTCTTGAAGATGAATTCACCCATAATTGCCCTCTCAAACGCTTACCGCCCTGAAACTATTAATTTTGCACCTCGTGCCATATGGGAAGTGGATAGGCCAGATGCTATTACTCCTTATCGTTCAGAAGCAAATTCGATTCAGTATTT